TTCATTTCTCCAAGATGTTCCCATTTTATATCACCTTTTCCTAGTTTGTCAACTATGGCGTTTTCTATATCTGTGGGACCATCCATGCATCTTACTATAAAATCTGCATGAAGTTGATAAGCAAATATTTGAACTCTGAAGTTTTTAGGGTGCATTTTTCCTTTCTATTATTCAAATGAGGCGGGATTGTGTCCCGCCTCAAATATTTATTGATTACGCACCAGATGTACCGAAGATACCTCTAGGGTCAGATACGCCAAATACGTATCTTTCTCTAGCTTTG